TGTGCAAAATACAGATAAACACGGCGCTTAAATCCGGTTGACTTCATGGCCTGCATGTTCGCGTCACGGTGGGCGCGATCTACGTCTGTAATCTCTTTGTCGGTGATGCTCATTTTCAGTCTCCAATATCGCCGCAGGTGTCGCAGTAGGTCCACCCGGCAGCATCATCGACGCCATCAATCATCACGCCTTTGCACGGTTTAGCGCGCCAGTTTTGCCTTGGGCCTTCATATGGCGGATCAACCCGGTTGCACGTCTCGCCGTCCTCGGTCCCGATCTCGTCGGGCTGGTCATAATACGCCTCGGCTGCGATAGCGTTTCCGTCTAGTGGGTGTCTCATGTCCGTCTCCTTGGGCAGTCGCGCCCTTGATTGCAGTTGTTGTTGCAGCACCCGTCGCCAGCGGCGCGCGCCAGCTTTTCCAGATACGTTTCGCATAAAAGATCATCGCTTGGCGGGATCTGGCGGCGGGGTGGCTGCGGGCGGCGTAGGATACGCCAGATTGCGCGGATCATTTCGGCTCCGGTGGGTTTGGTAAGGGCATCCAGTGGGTCGCCCATATCCGTTCAGGCGCTTTTGTATTTGTACTCCGAGTCATGTTGGCTCCAATTCACTAATTATTACTTTGACCGGCTTGGGCATTCGCCAGTTATGGGGGGGAGATCTCAGGTCTTTTCGCGTTGCGATGTAGCCATACTTGTCTTTGATGAAAGCTTGGCATTCTCGCTTGGTGCTAAACAAAGGAAGGTCTCCTGATTCACCCTGCAAACGGTCTTTCCATTTTACACTCCATCTGATCCAACCTGTGTTTTGGGTCATTGCTCTATCCTTTGCGGTTGTTGCCCTGCCGTCCATCCTCATGCAGAGGGGCGCGAACGGCAGGGCGTCTGGGGGTCCGACGTTAAAACAAACACCACGCGGGTTGCTTGTCGCCACTGATACGACGTGGCCTCGTTACTCCCGTGGTGGGGATTTCACTGCCAAACCGGATCGCCGTTAAACTTCCGGTAAGGCATCTTTCGCTTCTTTGGGGCCGCGCCGATGTGCTTGGCCTTCACGCGTCGATCCTGTGACTTGATTGCAACGTCCTGCGCTGTCTTAGGTTTGTGACAATTTTTGCAAAGAGGTTGCAGGTTGGTTTCGCGGTTTTCGCCGCCGTTGGTCATGGCAATGATGTGGTCATATTCTGGGTTCTCGCCAGCCATCCCCAGTTTACGCTTGCAGTGGGCGCAACAGCCGCCAAAGGCATCGAATACGCGTATCCGGACGCGGGGCGGGATTGCGGTGTCATCGGTCTTGCCGATCCACTCAGGAACGCTCCTGCTCATGCTGCCTCCTTTTTACCCATCTTTGCGAGGTCATCGGCGCTGACCCCGATCAGGTCAGCCATCCATTCCAAGATGTCCTTTTTGCTTTGCTTAAATGCGTCACCACCCATTGCCTTAATGCTTTGGCTGTGTGGCGTTGCGCAGTAGACGACCGCCCCCTCAATCGTGGTGATGGCGTACCCATGCATCCGGACTGCCAACCGCTCAGTAAATGCGGCTACACGCTCGGCACGGCGTGAATCACCAACTGCAATCATGTCAATGTCACAGTGCCCGGTCTGGATTAGAGCGTGCTTTCTAAATGTCTCTGTGCTTGCCGCGAACGGCGCACCAGATACCTTCTCTGGCAGGTTCTCCCACGCGGTGCGGATGAAGGCGAAGGTATGCTTGTGGCTTTTTTCGGAACGCTCAGGGTCGATATCAAGGCTTACCACCTCGCCATCTCCCAGACGGTCTTGCGCCATTGCCATTGCAAAGTTCCCGTCCGGAACAAAAGATTGCCCCGTCCACACCGCGCGTATGAGTTCCTGCGACCGCATTAACTTCTAAACTCATCAACTATGGCCATGACCTTTTCATGCAGCGCCGGGTCTTCTTTCAGCATCAGATCAAGCTGTTCTTTGTAGAAATCCAAAGTCTTATCGACTGGCGCAAGATCGGTCAGGTCAGCCTCAATCTGTTCGGCCACTTTCATGTGGCTGGTCATGGCCTCTTTGGGCTGGCCCTTCGCTTCTTCAGCCTCTTTGGGCTTGGCCTTTTCCTCTGGCTTGGGTTCATCCTTGGGCGCGTCGTCGCCTTCGTCCTCTAAAAACTTCCCGTCGATGGTGACGCCTTCGGAAGGGTTCAACGCAAACTTGGCGTAGTCAACCTTTGCGCCGCCGTCCTGATCAATGGAAACTGCGTCACGAAATTCAACAGATAAGGGTAGGTACTTCGACAAGGCGCGGATGGCGGTTTTCTTTGCCATAGCCTCCTCGTGCGCAATCCACGGGCTGTCCTTCTTGCCGTACTTGATCGCAGTTTTGTATCCTTGCGAACCGTCACGTATTTTCATCACGCGCGCCCAAGGCAGAACCACATAGGCGTGGCCGCCTTCCTTGAATTTAGCGATGGCGTAGGCGTGCAGCGGGGTGCCTTCCTGCGGGCCGGGAACGTGGCGCAGCTTGGCTTCGGTGCCTTCCTCATACTCCCACAAATCATCGTCATCATAGTGGATGTTCGCAGAAATGCTTGTGATGTGGCCGGACCTACGGGCGAGGTCGATCAGGCCCTTGTACCCAATGATCAACTGCACCTCGACCACGTTCTTACGGTTATTCTTGAACGGGATCATGTAGGCGTGTGCCATGACAGTATTCGGCTCAAGTCCAAGGGAAGCACACTGCATCAAGGCCCCAAGGAACGAGAGCGGTTCGCATTCCTGCAAAAGTGGTGTGGTTCGGATCGCGTTGGCGGTAACGCGCATCAGGCGCTCCGGCGACATGTGCTTTGCCGCAACTGCCGCAAGCTGGTCGCGGGCCATGTCGTTCATCAGCAGCTTTTGAACGCTGTCTACTTGGCGCAGTGGGAGTTTTGCAATCTGGCTCATATCAAACGGCTTTCTGTGTTACGGTGATTTTTGCGCCGGGGATATTGTCTGTCTTGGCATTGAACTCGGCTGAACGCGCTTCTCGTGTTGCAAGATTGCGCAGGCATTCGATTAACTCTGGCCGCTCCGAGTAGCGCATAAACAGCACACGGGCATTCACCACCTCAGCTTCGATCACGGTGCGCAGGGATGCTGTGCGGCCTCCGCCGGTGGCGCTGGACACGTTTGAGCGACCCCTTGCCAGCTTTTCAGCGTCCTTAGCCGCTTGGGCTGCGGCATTCTTTGCCGCCTCGGCGTCGACCTCGCCAGAAATGTCATTACGCGCCAATGCGGCGGCTGCCTTGCGGTCGGCTTCATCCTGGGCGACCTTGGCGGCTGCGCGCTGGCGTTCAACCTCGGCAAGGCGTTCGGCTTCTTTCGCCTGTAACCATTTGGTCAAGAGCGGCTGCACCTTCTCCTTGGCCTTGTCCATCTTTTCAATGACCGGCTTGAACGCGGCTTGCACCGCCTTGCCTGCGTCGTCGTGTGGTTTTTTTGCTTTAACCCGTGCGGCTTCGGCAATCTTGGATCGTGCAGAAACGCCGTTCGTGAAGTCGTTGAGGCGCTGCGCGTCCTCCTCGGTGGTCAGGTCGCCGTTTTCCAACCATTGCGCGGCCACCTCAAGGAACTTCGCGCCCTCTTGGGTCAATTGATCGACCTCGGCTTGATCAAACGGGGGCGGATTATTGTGGCCTGCCTTTGGCGGGCTTGTTATATCGTTCATGTCATCTTCCTTTCGGTCCAATTGCAATTTGAGACAGGTCAACAGGCGCATGTGTTGCGGCCATCATGTCCATTGTTCGGTGCTGCTCGACCAAGGCGTCATACTCGCCCCGGCTGATCGGACGCAGGTGCGTCCAGATCGAATAGGGGTTTAATTTCTGGCCAAGTTGTTCTGCGATTGTGATTTCCGGCTCGGACAGATCACCGGCATCATCGACAACGCTGGTCAGCCTGACCTCGACCGGCATGAACGGGCCGTTGCGCACCATGCGGCGCTTATAGAAACCGGCCTGTGGTTCGGCGTCATGGCGCGGCGTTCTGCTATCCAGTAAAGCTTCGCTCCACCACGCCAGCGGGTCTTTGGTTGGCCGGCGCATTATGCTGTAATCCTCTCTGATGTTGGGGTACGAAATCTGCGGTTGGGGTAATCGCGGGACAGATCGGCTATCGTGGCGCAAGCCTTCTCAATCGCAATCCGCTCACGTACCGATAAAAGCGGGTCGTCCTCGGCCAAGCGCAGCACGTCAGGCAGGGCTTCGTCTGCGATATTCAAGGCGCTCTCAAGGTCTATGTGATCCATCTGCATATCAGCACGCCCCGCAATAATGGTCGCGGTCCAGACGGTGCGCGATTTCATGGCCGCTGGCCTTGGTGACTGTGACCCCGATCAGGGCGGCGATGGCAAAGCCAAGCGCTATGGCGGTAATCGTGGCGCGGTGGGTGCGCCTTTGCTGGCGTGTAGGGTATGCCCAAGGGCCGTGTTGCTGTTTCATGTCTCTGCCTCCTGCTTGACGTATCCAGTCGGTTTTGCCGGACACATTTCAATCGTTTGGAAAATCCAATCCTTGTATTTGCGCCAGAATTTCAGAGCATCTTTGCCGTCCATTTTCGCAATACGGTGATCGTCAAAATCAGCCCAGTCAGAGATTGCATGGCGCTCACAACCAATTTGCAGCGCGTCTGATGTGTACGTGATCGGGTATTGGTCGATTTGGATACATTTTAAATAATCGTTGACGCCGTTGGCACCGGAAAGGTAGGCCCCGGAAAGATTGGCACCGGAAAGGTTGGCCCCGTAAAGATTGGCACCGGAAAGGTTGGCCCCGGAAAGGTAGGCCCCGGAAAGGTTGGCACTGGAA